AAGTAGACAGGATAACCTTGCAGCAATCCGACCTTGATTGATTCTTGGATGACCGTAGACCTTGCCACGATCTTGCATGATGTCAATTGCATCGATGAGTGCCTCTGTCGCTTTCATCTATTCTTTCCAAAATTCTTGTCTAGAGATTGAACGTCCACGAGTGTAACCTTCACGAACGCCATCCTTGTGACCTGTCCAATACCAAACAAATGATGTTGCGAACATAACTCCTAAGATTCCAATGATTTGTAGTGAGTTCATTATCGGCTCCAACACATTGACTTGTAATCAGTAATGATTGTCCATTGACCTAGCGCCTCATCAAACAGGACAACAAAGTCATCGCCTAATTGCTTGAGGATTGTTCGACCTGCCATGAGATTTGCATAATTATCAAACCAATAAATGTACTTGAGAGAGTAATCTACCTGGCCTTCAAAACGACCATCTTGCGCTTCCCAGTTACTGCCTTTGAACTGCATGGATGTTTCTGTCAGATTTTCAAAGTCCTCTGCCATTTCCATGTTAGCTGTGGTTGTAGCGTTCATTTCTATTCCTTAATGTCTCGATGCCCTTGATCGAGTACAGGATTAGTGTTGCAGTTTATTTGCCTTTGGCAAGCATATTTTGATAACGAAATGGTAACAATTCTGAGTCATCCATTTGGTCATCCACATCCCTAAGGATGTCGTTACCGAGCGCGCCCGTATCTCTTACCTGACACAACAAAAGTACCGTCCTTTTCAACGTAGATTAAGTCCACCTGGACATTCTTGCCTATCTCGGTGACAATGGCGAAAGCCTGCTGCCAATTAGGCATAGAAACGTATTTAGCGGCTTTTACGTTCATCGCATGTCCTACCTCAACTCCATGCAGAACGCGCCTCACAGAGCCATTGTAGGCCTCAGAAACGGCACTCCTGCCAGCGCGATGCGTGTGACCCATAATGGTTGACACGCCTGCCTTTTTAGCTTGGTTCAATGCGCTCATTCCAGGGTTAGGATTTAATCCACCTAAATCACCATGAACGGCTATCCACCCACGAGCGATTGGGTAAGCCTCTTTGTGGAATTGAATGCCTAGTTCATCGAGCTTCATAAACTTCTCAAACTTAAGTTCTGGCAATGACAAGAATGCAGGAATCTTTTTCATAATGACGTTGTATAAGCGATCCGTGTGATTGCTACGAACGGCGTGGGCTTCCTTAGCGTATTGTGTTAAACGCCACAAGACTTCAACTGTGTGGTCTCTATCGTCAGCTAGTGTCTGCTCATACCATCCAGGAGAATTCTCACTCCAACGACTTATTTGTGGGAGATCAATTTCATCTCCAATAGTAACGACAGAATCGTGCTTAAACGCTTTTGCAAATAACTCGAAATTTCGTACAAGATGTTCATCTTCATAAGGACATTGTAAATCTGGCCATACGAGAGTTCTCTTCATTCATCCTCATCCTCATACCAGTCTGGCTCTGGGATGTTTGGGTTGATAGGCGATGGAAGAATCCAATTAGGATAAGCCTGCGGTTCTGTAACTATGCCAAGTGCCAAATCAACTGGGAAACCCGCACGGCGCAATGCACGATACATTTCATGCACTCCAATTGCCCAAGCGTCTAGTGCGGAATAGCCTTCATCCACAAGCTTCTTAGTTGCTTTTCTTGCCATGAGATAAGTGTCACCTCTCTAATATGCGAATCACAGTTTCAACACGCGCTTCTAAAGCAGAAATTCTTAAATTAAATTCATCACGCATAGAACTTCCACCATTGGTTTTAAGTTCATTAAGGTAATGCTTCACTAGCCAGCGAATTGATCCAACAAAGCCAGTAACGATAGAGATGATTGCAACTGCAAGAGCCGCCCAGTTAAGGGCGCTCATTACTTCTGAATGCCCATGCTCGGATCGTTAGGATTCAACCAACGAATTACTGGTGGCAAGCATGATGAAAGTCCAGCAGCAAGTAATGCCTTTGGCTCTGTCACGCCAGCAGCCGCAAGTGATAGAACTGCTACTAAAAATGCTCTAGCCCATGAGCCTGCTGCTGTTTTAAGGTCTTTCATTTGTTTGCTCCTAACATCGGGATGTCGAACCAGCGACCATTCTGATCGCCTTCTTTAGTGAAACTGATATGGCAATGATGGTCGTGGCGAGAAAAACCAGAATAAGTTCTCCAAGCGAAATTCTTTTTAGAACTGGCAATGCGACCTTTGAAGATAACATAGGCAATTCGTTCGTCACCATTCTTGGCACATAGTCGAATCTGATCGGCAAGATAGTCGGAATTATTGGCTGCCCCGCCGAGGTCTTTGTCAATATCAATAGCCCGAACCATTGCCCATTGACTATTCTTATCGGAATAATCAGGGTTATGATCTGATGGCGTTGCAGCGTGTCTAGCATCGCCTATCCAACCATCGGATTTTCTATCGCGGTCTGGAAAAGAATCATCAATCTGCTCCCGAAGTTGTTGACCTGCTTTACAGAGTAGCGGCTTCATCAAGACTCTTTAGATATGCCTGATAATCAGAGTTGGCAGGATCGCAAGGAATAGATACCAATTTGCCATCTTCTTGGTATTGAATAATTCCATCTTCAAGGATTGTATATTCTTTAGTCATTACAACTCCGCACTAAACTCTATTTTGGCACTTGCATTGTTTGTTCTTACTGTTCCTGCCTGACCTGCCGTTCCTGATATTTCTGTGCTGTTATACAACATTTGACCAGTTACGGATGCAAAAGACGCGGTTCCTGTTAAAGAATTGAAATTATCATCTGCGCCATTTCTTTTGAAGCCATAATAATCTGTACCAGTTGCTACTGTTAAAGTTGGAGTAGTTCTCATTGCGACAGGATTAACAATTCCAACGTTCATCTCAGTAGTGCTTTGATTGTATCCAACACCTACATATTGATTGTTGCCTGATATGTTCCAATAATACCTTTGACAAGCAGCCAATTCACCTTGAATAGTTCCTGTTGCAGTTTGGAAGGCTGTGGCTGTTGAACCTGACTCTAATTGCACTCCCCAAATATCTACGGAATTTGATGCAACAGTTCCACCGCTTGAATATAAATACACTTCAAGTCGATTTGTATTGTTTCCAATAGTTTTACCGCTAATTGAAGGAATTGTCACAGATACTGTGTATCGAACCCAAGACGATGTAAGAGTTACGGTTGAGCCATTTGTATCCACCGAAGATGACCCGCCTGTACCAAAGTTTTGTCTAAATAAGGGTTGCATAGTAATAGATGAAGTTGCTTTAGCCCAGAAGGATAAAGTCACCGATTGACCAGCAAAAACACGAACATCTTCAATTCTCTGTTGAATTTCACAATATGTAGTACCAACCGCATTAGCCATACGTAAGAAATAAGTTCCGTTATATCCTGATACTGGTGCTGTTCCTGGAGTAAAAGTCTGTTGTGATGTAGTAGGTGAACCTGCGCCGCTTTGGTTTATGAGCCAACGATCAGAAGTATAAACCTGAGAAGTAACTGTAAAAGATGTGCCGCGTTGCCATACGCCAAAATCACCATTTATAATTTTATTCTTGCCAGCGTAGAAGTTATTGGTTTGACCTACGAGGTTTACAGTTCCTGTAATGTCATTGACATCCGATGAGGAAAACACATCTCCATTTGCATAGGTCGTTTTCATTGGTAGTCCGACAGCCATTAGCACACCTCTTTCATAGGGTCAATTCTAGTACATAACATCGAGTAAAGCCTCCTGCGTGGTCAAAACTGTCTGCCAGGTGTTAGGGGTGATGTCATGTCCAACTCCCTGGCATTGCAGGGTTTTGACGATGGTTGATCCACCTTGACCATCATTGGTAATTTCCATAGTGTCAAAGTAATCAAGATCAAGAGCTGCAATGATGCCTGCTCCGTATGACAAAGTAACCAAGTCCAAAGTAATTGAGTCAATGCGGATGGTGGTCTGTTTTCTAGAATCGACATAGGCGGTTGCTAGAGCTAAAGCATTCGCGTCCGTCTGCATCAACATTTCTGGTGCAGTAACAGCGTGAGTAAAGTAAGAAGCGATAGAAGTTGCATCTGAATAAGTCTGTGCAGTTCCACCAACTCTAGTGACAGTTGCTGAGTTCACAATGGTTTTGTCATCAAACGCAAATTGAATCCCTGAATAGTTAATATCAGATGAACCGCTCACGTTTGAAAACTTAGTAGGAGAAGCTGATTGAGCATCAACAACATATTGACGATTCTTAAAAACAGCTTTGCCTTCTTTGTCAATATAGAACGCGCCTTGTTCTGTAAATTCCACAGTAGAACAGGCTTGAAGAACAGAACGAGTTCCACCTGGATCAACTTGACAAGTCGTGTTTCCAGTTTGAATTGAACGTTGTGAGGGTGGCCATGCAACCATGTCTAGAATTTTGCCAATGCGTGTTCCAGTATCTTGTCCAGCAGTTGCACCAGTTACTGTTGTGACGTTTGAATTAAAGAATAATCTGAATCCGTCATAGCACACAAAATCAACAAATCCCGTTTCCTGTGAAGTGGGGTATGTGTATTTGTATTCCGTAATGTAACCCGAAAAGATTGGATATAAAGTTCCAGAGTAATTCGCTTGAATTTGAATCTTACGGAGCGGTTGCACATCGGGGTAGTAGATGCTTGAAGTATTTTGTGGGTTCCAAACTCCTGTTGGATCATTGACTCTCACAACAGCAGTAGATGAAATGTATTTATCTTGAAGAAGGTTGCGTTCTCTTCGAGTGTTGATTTTGAGAACAGAAGCAGATACATCAACAATGTTTGGAACAACCGTTCCAAGTTCAGCAAAACCTAATTGGCCAATTCCAAGCACAAGAACTGTTCCAAAGGAAGCCCCTTGAGTTAGGTTAATTTTTACAATAGGGGTTGCTGGTAATGCCATTAGTACGCCGTTGAATAGTTAATTGGGATGCCAGCAGCTTGATTGTTGTAGATTCCTTGAGTAATAGAAGCTACAAGATCACGCTCTGTAATTGTAGAACCAGCATTATTGACTACCACGCTAATTGTTTGAACAGCACCTTGTCTTGCAAGATTACCCAAATGAGTATCTCCAAAGCCCATGAAATCGCTGAGCGAGTTGGCTGGTAATCCTGCTATTTCATTACCTAGTGATTCACCCATACGAGCTGAGCCAGCGTTAAATCCACCCATGCCAATTCCAGTTGTGCCTGTTACTGGTGGAATGTAATTAGATATGGCAATAAGAGCAGCCAAAATTGCGTTGATGCTATTAAGCCATTGAGCAAATGGATCTGGAACGTCTCCCAGTTTAATCATGTCTCCGCGTAATTTACCTAGAAGTTCTGCATCCTTTGATACAGAGGCAGCTAGTCTTACGGCTCCTTCGATGTTCCCTTCGTTAATTGCATCTTCAAGATCAAGTAACTCTTGCTTCAGACGAACGCGAACCTTGTCTTCTTCTGTCTGCTTATTCATGGCAGCGGCAGCTAGTTGAATGCGATCTAAATCAAAAAGTTTATTGGCTTGGTTCAGGAATGCTGAGGCTTTATCTAATGCAAGTTTCTTTTGTTGTTCAGCAGCAATCTTTTTAAGATTTGCCAAACGAGCCTTTTCAATTGCCAAAAGTTTTGCAGCGGCATTTTTGGCAGCAGTAGCTTGTGCTAGTTGAGTGTCTTGATTACTTCCACCAGTCATAGACACATTGCCCATGCCGCCTGGAATCTTTCCTGCTGCAAATGCAGCTTTCTTCAAATTCTCTCCGCCTTTAGCAAGCAAGAAGGTAAGTCCTGCAACTGCGGCTGTAATTGGAGCAAGATAAATAAGAAGCAATGCGCCAATGCCCATAATGACTGGCTTTAGTGACTCAAATTGCTTAATCATAAAAGCAATGTTTTTAGCGCCCTCTGCAATGCCTGAAGCCATTTTGTCAATGACTCCAATTGCGCCACCTACTCCGCCTTGACCACCAGTAAGAACTGCAAGCGCGTCAACTAACCCTTTGCCAATTGCTTCTTTAGCATTGCCAACAGCAACAGTAAGCAGATCCATTTGACCTGCAAAACCTTTTGTAGCTTCTAAGGCTTGACCAGCAAATCGAGATTGTAAATCTGCGGTAATTTTATCCATATCGCCAGATGCTAAAGTTGCTTTAGATAATCCTGCGTTTAGTTTTCCAAGAGCTGTAGTCTGCCCTGCAAATCCCTTAGCCAATGCAGCTGATACAGTTTGTAAATCTTTAGTAGTTCCTGCTGAAACATCAAGAGCTAAAGATAAAGCATCTTGTGATTTCTTGACATCACCTGTTGTTGTAATAAGAGTTTGAAATGCTGGACGAAGTTCATCATCAAGAACGCCTGTTGTGCGTTGCATATTTTGGATGAAACCTTCAACATCCATTTGAGCAAAAGCATTGCCAGTATTTGCTAAAGCAAGAGCAAGAGATCGTGCAGCCTTTTCATCAGCTGCAAAAGCCTTTACTGACTGCTTGCCGAAATTAACAATTGCCGCTGTTCCAAGAGCAATGCCTAAAGAACGACCAAGACCTTTAACTGATTTTTGAAGACCAAGTGTTGCTTTGTCTGCCTTTTGAAAAGCGTTTTTACCTGTAAATTGCGCGGCTATATTTATAGCAATATCGGCGGCTGCCATTATTTACCCATCCATGCGATGCTATGACCATTGCCTTTGGCAACGACTTTGTTAAATTTTACAGCTGATGCTTCAATTGCTTTGATTACAGCAGCATTTGTTTTTCCACCATCTTCAGCCCATGCACGAAAGATTACGCGACCTTTCATCTTTCGACTGGAACGACCAGATGCGCCAGGACTGCGAGAATAAGCATCAACAATCTGACCTTCTTGATCCATTGCTTGCACAAACAAAGAACCTGCTTCTGGGTTATTGCTTTTGCCATAATTTTTGCCTGTGCTAGTTGTATAAACAGAATTCATGCCAGGAATGTTAACTGTACGTCTTTTAGCCTGTTCGCGACCATCTTTATTTACTCGACCTGCTGTTTCATAGATAGCACCAGCAGCTGAAGCATTGACAATTCGAGCCAAAGCGCGAAAACCTTTTTTGTTTGGCTTTGATGGGGTTGTCTTGTATCCAATGCCACGTTTAGCTTCAGAGACTGAATATCGTGGAAACTTACCTGTTACTGCTGGTACACCCCATCCGCTGATAGGAGCGCTGTTAGGCATAAACCCACGCGCTTTTGCAGTAATTGGTTTAAGTAAAGCGCCAATTTCTTTTTGTGTTGCTTTAGCAAGATCAGGAGTAAATTGCTTAAGAGCCTTACGGAGTTCAACGGCGCCTTTGATTTCTGTTGGCATCCTTTATCTCCTTAGCTTCATCTTTAAGAACTCTAATTAAGTTCTTTAACAGCACTTCATCTAGTTCTAGCAAATGTTGTGGCGCGATTCCCAGCCTGACGGAAAGTTTTGCCACCAGGTAGGTGATGGAATCGCGCCCTAAAGGGAAGGGTCTGAGTCTAGAACTTCAACCGAAATTAAAGTTTCTATAAAGCCTTCCCCATAGGGTTTAATCGTTTCACCCGAACGCTTAATACATTCGTGAGCCAAAAAGAAGATGTCCGACTGCTTTTGGTCTTCAATGAAGGCCTTGTGAAAGCCTTTCTTTGCGAATACCTCAAACGCGTACTGAATGATAGGAGTAATTTCGTACTCACCAATCGATCCATCAACCCTTGTTATCTTTAATTTAGCCATTTTTTTGCCCCTTAGTTTAGTTGATTAAGTCCAAGTACCTGTTGATGCGTAAGATGTCTTACTGTTACAAGTAAATGTAATATCAATCATTGCTTCATCGCCAACTGCACCGTTAATGTCAGTAAGGTTATCTACAAAAATCGTTCCCGAATACAAAACGTTCGTTGCTGATACTGCTGCAGATGAATCTTGAATTGCTTGGAAAGCAACTGTTGATCCGAATGCTGCCTGTAGAGTTGCAAGAACTGATCCTGCAGCTGTGTCATTCAAAAATGAAACTGTAATAGTATCTGATGCGAGTCCAGCCACTACCTTATTCGCTGTGTCGCCCATTGCAGTCACAGGAATAGCATCTACAACGCGGTTAAGCGTAAATGCAGTTACATGGTCACTAAGATTGACTGTGGCAATCTTGAACCCGACTTTATTGTTTAAGAAAATTGCCATTGATTATTCCTCATCTTTCTTAGTTGCTGCTGGCTTTGATGCTGATGGTGCTACCTGCCCGATTTTTTTCAGGAAGGCTTCTGTTTCTTTGTCATAATCGGACATACTAGCTCCAAGTTGTTAGAACGGAAATTGACAATTCACACGAAAGCAATGTACCTGAGTCGGCGTTTAGAACGCTTGGCTGGCTTACTGCTCCCACATTATACGTCAATGATGATGCTGCGAGTTTATTGAACACGCCGACTAAGGCTGTTTCAATTCCATTGAGGTTTCCCTCGTTGGAAAATAAAGGCACCGTGATAATGATTTTGAAGTTAGCCATTGGTGCAATGGTGTTGTGCTGGTTATTGCTAGGTGTTAAATACGGATCATCTGGTGAGACGATGACAGAATTGGCTAACACGGTCTCGGGCGGAAACGCAAAAACTTGCCACAATGTGTTGTCAACTAATGCAGTTGCAATCGTGGTTCTGAGAGTAGTGAGAGCAGCTGGCATTATCCTATAAGGCTTCTAGGATCTAGTGCATGACTAATGAGACCTCTAATTTGTGCAAGAAGGCTGGAAGACATTTTCCAGGGCCCTGGTTGAAAATCAACTGCAACGCCGCCTGAACTTGTGGTTTGTCTTGCCTGAAATATGTTTATGCTTATTTGGAGAGCAGCCTGTTGAACTGCTGCGTCTGTTGTCCAGTCTGTGTAAGACTCTGGAGCTACTGTACCGTAAGGCTCGATTGGATGATATTGAACGGTATTTGTATGAGTAGTAGCCATGCTTATTGAATAAGCGCCAACTGCTGTAATGGTTTTGGTGCCTGCGTATTTTGTACCGCAATTAGAAATAGTAACTGACTCTCCAACATAAAAAATGTCTGCTACAGGTACATCAAAATAAAGGGTGCCAATAGAAGGCACGTTGCTGTGAGCTACTGCAAATTGATTGGGAGTCCAAAGCATTGGAATAAGAACATCATCTGTAGCATCTACAATTTCCTGCAAAATAGCGTCCGAATATAATGTGCCAATTCCAAGTGCGCTGCGAAGTTCCGCAATTGTCGTTAGTGCCATTTCTATTCCTTTCTAAAGACTGGGAGCGGAGCAAGGGCTGCGCCCCGCCCCCAGCGACTTAGTAATTGCTAATTAAGCAACTTGAACTGCACGGAATGCTGCTGGGTAGCGATTAACTACACAAACATATCCGTAGATGCCAATTTCAAGCTGACCATTGGCTACAACATTGGCGCGAATTTGTAGAGTTCCGCTTTCGTGGAATCGCATTGCCATTGTTGGATAAACAAGACCAACCTTAACTCCTGCTGTTCCACCTGTGTAATTTGGATCAACTACAAGATTCAATCCTGCGACTGTACCGTTTGTCGAACCTTGTGTAATTAAACCGTTAGCATTTTGAGATGCTGCAGCTGCGTATAGAGGACGACCAGTTGAATCAACTGCACCAAGAAGACCTGCGTAATCAACATCATCGTTTCCGCCTGAAGTTGCAACCAATAGGTTATTAGGTGTTTGACGCATTACGCCAAATGAATCAGCAATTGACTTAGCAAGTGCCTTGTAGATTGTTGTTGAAGATGAATCTGATGAACCATCTGCTGCAATCTTTGCTGCGTACTGATCTGTCTTTTGTGCATAGGATGCAGCCAACTCGCGTAAATACAAATCTAGGAAGCTTGGATCGCTGCGATCTACTAGCTCAAGATCTAGTTTTCCAGCGCCTGCGAACTTAACCACGGTATCTTCTTGGAAGGTTACTGTTGTGTCAGCTGATGCAAATTCTGCACCTTCTGCTGTCAAATCAACCGCTGCCTGCACACCTAGCTTTGGAGTAAAGACTTTCATTCCACTTTGCGGAAGTTGTGCGCGCTCAATGCTATCAATGAACGGACGTGATGAATCAATAATACCGATTACATCCTTGAGGTATGTTGGTGGAACCATTCCTGTGTTTTCTGCAACTGTTGCAACTTGAAGAGCTGCTACGAGTTCACGAGCATCTGCGTCACCGCGTGATGCGTTGAGTTGTGCCTTTGCATATTCACCAGCTGTAACGTTTAAGTTAATGCGTGGTGTTGTATATGCCATTGCTGTAATTGTAGGGCGAGCAGCTTCCACAGCCGCGGCTTCTACTGGTGTTGCTTCGACTGTTGTGTCTTCCACGACTGTCTCGCTTTCTGTTTGTGGGTTTTCTTCAGCAGGGATTACTTTCTCTGCTGCGATCTCTAGTATTTCTGAAGACGCAAATGCGGGAACAGTTACTAAAGAAACTTCTTTTAACTTAGCTGATGAAACTACTGTGTAACCATCTTTTGATGGCTTTGATGCAAGAATTTCCGCACCAATACTTAATCCTGTAACAAGACCCTCTTGAGCCATTATTAGTGCGTCATTACCGCCTGACGAACGGCTTAATTTAAAAGTAGCGTAAATTCCATCGCCTTCGCGAACTTCTGCTGCAATCATTCGACCTACAGGTTTTTTTACGTCATGCTGACTTAGAAGACGAATTTTTGAAACATCTGTAATTTCTATTGAGTTGGCTGCAAATGTATATGCGCCTAAATTTGTGTGACCGATTTCTCCAGTACCTAGTGGCACAATCTTGCCTAAGATTTCGCGGCGTTCTTCTGAGCATTCAATAGATGATGCTTCGATGTATAGAGTTTCCATTAACTACCGTTTCCGTTAGGGGAGAGGTCTTCCATTTCCATTGCTTGTTCAGTTGTAATTAAACCAAGTGCAAGCATCTTTTCAACTACAAGAAGTCGTTGCATTGGATCTGTTCTTAAGAATGTGTCGTCTAAACAGAATTTTACATAATGTCCACTTGTGCTTACGTCATCCATACTAAGCCTGGACTCAATCGCGGAAACATAAGATTGCAAAGTGAATGCAACCATCTGAGCCCTTTCGTCTTGAACATTGGCATAAGTCATTGTCGTATTTTGTGAAGCTGAAACATAATAAGGATCAACGGAACAAAGTCTTGCGCACTCAGTTGCTAAATTTTGGATTGCATCGTTGTAGCCCATGTCCTTAGGACTAAAACCAATTGTTTGGTAATCAATAGTAGAAGTTAAAAATGCAGTTCCATTATTTTGACGTGCGCGCTTCCAGGCTGCAAGAAGTCCAGTAACTTCGCTAGGTGGAAGATCCGCTCCTGTATTTTTCAAAAAACCAGTCGCTGATGGAGTTTGTAATGCAATACTAGCTGCGTGTTGTGCATCAAGTGTTGCTTTAATGGTTGTACCACCAACAGCTAGAATGCCTTCATCTTTTTGGAAAGTAATTAAAGAACCAACGCCTGACATCGGAAGTGGTACGCCATCTAAATAGTATTGAGTTACAAAATTATTTACTGAATCTGTTGTAAATGTAACGCGGCTATTTGATACCCATTGCGCATTAGCCATTCGATTATCTTCAAGATAGGTCTCGGTTATCTGCCAATAACTGACCCCAAACATGAGTAACGAATCCAACGTAAAATAAAGAGTCTCAAAACGTGGTTGTGATTTAGAAGGTTGCTCAACCCAACGTGGTGGAGAAATAACTTCTCCTGTTGACTTCTTATAGTATTCAAGAGGAATGCTGGCGATGGTTCCCGCAATGAGGTCTCTGCATCTTTTGATTGCTGGTACCTGGAGAGCCTGGCTGCGAGTTACAAGAACTGGATAATAATTACCAAAACTAAGGTAAGAGTCCGACATTACCTGCGGAGCGTTTTGCGCTTCGATGATTTGAGATTTACGCGAGAAAATACCCATAGACAGAAATGATAGCATTTGTCAAGGGATTAGACAATATGATAGTGCGTGTCTAACTATAAATTTGTGGTTTAGGTGCTGGAAGCATTAACTTGGAAACGACCATACTAAGTCCAATTGGCGCGCTTATGTCGCCTGCGGATTTGCGCTTTATGATACGCCACGCGGAGTCATTGACTTTAGCTGCACAATTATTCATCTGTTGGATCAATTCTGCCTGTCCGTTATGAACTACTCGATGATTGACTAAACCTTCAAGGAAGTCGCCACAGGCTTTGTAAAATTGCTGACCTGAAACATCTTCACATATAACACCAGCTTGTGAAAGTCTGTCTGCAATAGTTTGAGTAGCATATTTGTCAAAACAGACAAGCCGCGGAAAGAAAATGTCAACCCAAGATTTTATTGAAGCCGCCATTTTTAATTCGTCAATTGCCATCTGTGAGCTGTAGGTCTCCAAGATTCCGATGCCAATCCTTCCATCTGGAAGTAATTGTCCTGCGACCAACGAAGCGTTTCTCCTCGAAGGACTGACATCGAAAGCAAATACAGTATAAGCCCCAGGAGACATTTCAAGCGTATTATCTGAGGTTTCTTCAAGAACGCCATGAGGCCAGGGTGATTGCAATGAGTCAATCCATTGGCACAAGGTTTCTGTTCGCGTTTGTTCAATCGGATTAGTTGCAATTGCTTCCTCAATTGATTCTTTGGTAATTATGTAATTTAAAGCTGGATTGCTAGGAGCTACAGCATCACGCCAAAAAGCATCTGAAGTAATATCAATCTTGCAATACTGAGGTGCAGAATACTCATAATAGCCAAATGTCTCTGGCGGATAATCTTTTGCTCTTTCGACAAGAACATTAAGAACTTCTGAAAAATGGTCTCCTGCATTCGATGTCAAAAATGTTTGGCTATTGGCGCGAGCCCTAGTGACTGGAACTGCAGCTTTGTAACCCTCTGTAGAGATTTCGCGGATTTCATCAATCCATAAGAAATCGGCGGTTCTGCCGCGGGGACTTGAGGAGTTATCGCTGATGACATCGAGAGTTGCTCCATTAAGTAGCTCTATTCGTTCTCCGCCATTTGCGTAACGTATTGCCTTAGTCATTGCTTTTAACTCTGGTGTTGATTCGATAATCCAAGCAATCTCTCGAAAGAGCATTAAGGATGTCGCTCTATTAGCAGACATGATAATTAGCTTTTTTTCTGATCCATAGAACATGCCCCATATAACGCGGACTCTTCCCAGGTGACTTTTACCATTCTGTCTTGAAATTAAAAGCAGGCTGGTCTTGCGCCGATAATTATTCTTCTTATCCACGCTCATCATGTCTTTAAGAATAAATTCCTGATAAGGCATGAGTTTATCCATCTTTAGACGATCAACCATGTCCAAGACTTCTTGATACCTAGAAGCGCCTTTTAAAAGTGGACTGTGAACCCTCGGTTTGGTTGCCCCTCGTAGCGGTTGTTTCTTCTTGGGTTTATCTGTCATTGAATTGGGTTTGGTCGTGTCTTAAAAGGACTGTCCTGCATTGGCTCCGACTGCATCGGGGAGATACAGGATGAAAAGACAGGGGGGGTAGCCGCTTGTGCTAAAAAAACGCCCTCTTCCTTCGATGATTTGCGTAGGTTGCAATCACGGCAGAGGACTTGTAAATTTTCAAGGCTATGGGTGCCGCCATTTTTGCGACTGATTATATGATCAATCTGCAGATGCTCATCGTTGCCACAGTATCTACATGTTCGACCATCACGTTGAAACACAAGCTCTTTGTGTGCCCTGTATCTACGGCTATTGAGTTTATCTAATGCCATCCTTTACGCTTCCAATGATCTAAAGCTTTACATGTATTGGGTTGCTTACCTTCATGAGTCATAGTGTAACCGTATCTGTGGCCTATATAGCGAAGGCCCCAATCAATTTGTTCTATTGGGCTGGCTGTTCTTAACCACTCACTCTTACCTTGTGGTATCCCATATACCTGGTGTGTGCCTTCTAGATTGCCTATTGCTCGATAATTCCAGGCACTCTCTTTACCATAAAGCGTACTCAAACATTTGTAGTTCTTTACTGTTAATTGTCCTCTTGCATATTCTTTTGATGTAATCTTTTTAAGCTCTTTTGTTGGCGCTGTTGTCGCAGTATCTGCTAATCCAACAGAGAAGCATAGAGCGCTCCCTAACACGATTGCTATCGAGCGAACTAACCGCTTCACGGTTCGCTCTGAGCAGTTGGGCTGC